AAAGATGTCAAACTCTTCGACAGTTTCTTGTGGGCTATTCTTGGCTTCTATCTGGGTCTTAACGAAATCATCAACTATCTTACGGAGTTCTCCGACCTCTGAAGATTGTTTACCTAAAAGTTTCTCGGCTTCTTGATGCATTCGGACAATATCTTTAATGTCCTTGCCCTGATACTTTTCAGGGATGTCTTCATCTTGTGCTTCTTGAATCTCTTCTGGTTCTGCAGGTTGTGCCTCTTCAGGCATCTGCTCTTCTTCAATAGGTGAGTATTCTTCTCCGTCCTCTAGTTCTTCGGGACTCTCATCTAAAAAACGTGCCATATTGTTAAACTCCGTGCCGTAGCATTATGGATATGTTATTGTCTAGCGGCTCTCTCGTGATCCTTAGCCCACGCATCATCGGCATCAGGCCAACCTGTACCTTTGAAATGTGTTCGGACACTAGAGATTATCCGCTGTGCGGTGTCACCACATTGGGGACAAGTAGCAAACTCATCAGATGAATCTACCCATTGTTCTTCAATATGTTGACAGTTGGTACATTTGAAATCATATCGCCTAAGCATTCTCAGACTCCATATCAAATGCATTTTTTATTCCAGTCTCAAAGCGCACGATGTTTAATAATGCTGTACGTTGTCCTTGCAAATGGAATAATTCTTTTTCACTCTTAATATCTTCAATAATCTGTGTATCAAGAGTTTCTTGAGCTTCTTCTACAAATTGTTTCCAACCCGGATGTAAAAATAAGTCAAGATAATTTTCATAATACTTTTCTTCTTCAGGACTCAATAGAGTTTCTCCTGTAATACATGCAATTATTATACCACAATTTTATTTATTTGTCAAGAGTTTTTGTTACTTTTGCAGTACGGGTATTTTCAAGTACTTCTAAACGCTTATTCATACTGGCTAGAATCTTGTTAAGTTCTGTCAAGATTTTATCTAGTTCTTGTTTAGTAATCATTGGGTTGCCTTATTTTCAATTTCACGCTCTTTTAAAACAAGTTCTGCAACTTTTGCAGTTTGTTTAAACTCTTTATCAGTATCAGATTCAATACCTTTTGCAATAACAGCCATGCGTTTAGTTTCAGAATCTAGTGGAAGTAGCTGTGTTTCAATTGCATTTTGTTCAACACGAGACATAATCTCTGCTGTTTGTGCTTGAATATTTTGAATTGTTGCTTCTTTCTGTGCCATCTCCATTTGAGCAACTTGAGTTTGTAGTTGTTGCTGTTGTGGGTTTGGTTGACTTGCCTTGCGAATAATTTCAATTAATTGTTCACGATTTGACAAGTTCATATTATCAATAATCGATTCAATTAACACTGGATACAAAGGCGACTCAGGTGACATTGTTTGTAAAAGTTGTACAAGTTGCGTCACTTCATACTCACGCGCAATAATACCTAATGAACTGCTTGCAATAAATTTATAATCTTTTGCAGGGTATAACTCAGGATTAAATTGCATATACCGATAAGCAGTTTTATAAACGAATGGTATTAAGAATGAATCTTGGAAGTTAATTAAAGTTCGCTTATGCCGTTTAATAATTGCGCCTAACGACATACTAATCCCGGCGGCTGTACTATCTCCATTGATAGACCCAGGAATTCCTGCCGCGTCAATTGCACCTGTTGCCTGCTGAACCATTTGTTGTAATGTAGCAGATTGATTAAATGTATTAGGATCAAGTCTACCAAAATTAAACGGCTGTAAAATTTCTGCAGGGTTACCATTGGTCAAAATAGCTTTGCCCGGACGCACTTCCATTTTAGCACCACGAGGCAAACGAGATGCGTCAACTGCAAGCATTGGATGTACTGTTAAAGCAAGAGCATCAATACGAGCACGTAGTTCTGTGTCTAATGCTTTCTGAGCGTTGTAGCCTTTCTCACAAATACCACGTCCCCAGAAACGACTAGGAACAACATCCCAAGGAAATGCAATAACTGGACGATCTTGCATCATGTAAGGATTTTCTTCTACCTTTAAAAGAATGCCGTTGTTTGCAATAACTACAATAGCTTCTATGTACCCATCAACTTCTTCATCTTCTCCAATTGCTTTATTAAACAAATCAGCAGGAACTAAACCATAGTATTTTGTTAAACGAACTTTGTCATCTGTATACATTGTAAGTTCGTTATCTGGTTCAATATCAGAATCTGTCGGAGCAGATTGAATATCTACTGAACGATAGATACCCTGTTGCTGTCCTTGTATAACTTGATGAAGAGGAACAAACTCATCAATTGCAACGCCTAATGCTTCATTAATACTTGTGGCAACAGGATCAATCAAAAAGTTTTTAGGCATGACTGGACGTAGTTTAACGACAGTTCTAGTATTTTCATACACTCCGACAGCTTGCATTTCTCCACCAAGTGCAGGTTGAGTTGCAGGAATGTATTCAATAACTTCGTCTAAAACAATCTCTCCAATACCAGTACCGAATACAGCCGCATTAATCAAACACTCAGCAATAGATTTACGCGCTGAAACAAACTGCATATCTTCATCAAGTTGATTTCGTAATGATTGAACATCTATTGGTTGTTGGTCAGCAAAGTCATCTTTAATATCAAACCACTTACCACGTCCAAACGTAGCCTCTTCAACTTCTGCAACAGCAGATTCAACAGCTTGTTGCAATGCAGGAGAAATAATTCTTGACCGTTCTGATTCACGCATTGAATCTTCAGCGGCCCATTGTCCACGCCATAACCTATAGTACTCATCAAATATTTCAGAGTAATTAGACTCATAGTGATCACGCCATTGATCACATTTGTGCATTACCCATCCTTCTAATGACGTAGGATCAATAGTTGTGTTTTCGTAGATCATTGTTAATATCCTGCTACAGGGTCTAGTATTTCAAAGTCATCTTGTTCGTAGTCGTAGTAGTATACTACTTTTGCTAGTTGATCAATATATGCAAGAGCATCGACTAAATCATCATGCACTAATTGATTTGGAAACTGAAACAGTTCATCCAGAAACTGTGAATTCCAGTCTCCTTTATTTAAAATAATCTGACCATGTTCAAAGCGGCCTTGTAAGCCCCAGACAATACGGTCAGTTTTCTTTTTATTACCGTGCGTTAATTCTTCTACACGAAAGAATCGTTGCCCCGATTTCATAATGTCAGTTAAGTAAGGAAGCACCGCATTCTTGAGCGCACCTTTTTCAATACCTACAGCTACTGGTTTATAATGCGCTACAGCATCAAATATTTTTTTTGCAGTCTTTTTAATATCCCAACGGCCATGTATAATATCTGCAACCCACCATCCATCTTCGTTTACTTTAACAACGGCAATTGCAGTTTGGTCAAGCTTTTTGTTTTTACTTTTGGTTGCTGATTCAACATTCGCAAAACCCGCAAGGTCAACTGCAATATAGTAATCACCATGCTCAGGTTCATCTTCATCAAACTGTATCCAATCCTCTTTGAAGATCTCTGACCCCATAGCTTCAAACGATGCCATGAACTCTTGCCGAAATGCATAAGAGGACATGCTCTTTTTAGCTGTGTCAATCTCTTCTGGATCAAGGAGTGGGTTGTCGTAAGATGTAAAATGCCAAGCCTTATAGCTCTCATCATCGCCCAACGTGGCGTAATGGTAGAGTTCATAAAAGTGGTTTCTCCCCATTGGCGTACCAATAAACATGGCATCACCCTTCTGGTCAGCAAGCGCAGGACGTAGAATCTGTTCCCATACACTAGGCTTCATATCCGCATATTCGTCCATAACAAGGAACTTAAGGGAGACACCGCGCATTGTTTCTGGACGGTCAGCACCTTTGAGGGATATGGTACACCCGTTAATTAACGTAATCTGCAAGTTGTTTATGTGTGATGATTTGATAACAGGATGTGCTAACTCTAACAACGTCTGCCACATAATATCACGCGCTTGTCCCTGAGTAGGCGCAACATAAAACACATGCCCACGTTCCGTTTGTAAGCCGTAAATAATTAACTGCCACGCGGCTAGTCGTGACTTTCCTGTTCGTCTTCCTGCGGCTACAATCTTAAATCGAGTAGGATCGTTAAAGACTTCTTGTTGCCAAGGAAGCAATTCAACATTTAATTCCATTAGCTAATAATGTTACTAAAAAATTCTGAAACTTTGTTGGCAATCTTTCGGCCTATTTTACCTGCGCGTAATTCCAACAATGATGGTAGCGATTCAGGTGGAATATCTTCTTTACCTGTAACACGTCTAAAATCAAATTCATTATCTTTTAAACTATATGATGATAGCTCTACTTTGTCCCCAGTGTTTCCACCAATATAATAAACTTCACCATCTTTAACTTCAGCCACAACTCCTACGTGACCTATTCCTAGTCCGAATTTTTTACGATCTTCTTTACTGTGATACTTAACCATAATATCACCGGGCTTAACATTAGCAATGTCTACACCAGTGCCTGCTTTAGAGTAAGCCTCTGCTCTCATTTGAACATACGGATCTTTTGTACCAAGTAGTTTCATGGTATCAATCCCTGAATCACGTAAGACTTGGGTTAAAAACGTAGCGCACCAAGGAGTGTCCTGCGCAAATTGTTCAGGAGTTTTTTCTTCACCGTACGCACTTAGTCCAATATTATCAAAAAATCCACGGACTGCTTTTGCACCTTCAGGAGTTTTTTCATTAATGCCAAGATATTTAATTGCCATGTCAGCAGGGTTCTTTGCTGTAGAGATATCAGCAATTGCTTCAACTGATGGAGGCTCTCCACCTTTTAACTGAACGTCTTCTGGTATTTTGTCCGCATCGCCATATGCTTTAGGGATAAACATATTGACTAAACCTTGTCCAATCTCTGCAATAGGATTAATAGGGTTTTGCGGTTCTGTTTCTGTGAATGTTTCTATAGGGTCAATCAAATCATCAAGAGTTGTAGGCTCTACAGGCTTTGGCTGAATAGGCTGATCAAACTCTGACTGCAATGATACTACTTCATCTTGTAAAGTATCGGGCATAATAATGTCTTGACCAACACGAATCTTGTTAGGATTAGTAATCTCTGGGTTTAATGCAAGAATTTGATCTAGCTTGAAACCGCTTTGTTGCGCGATGCGTCCTAATGTGTCACCTGACTGTACTTTATATGCCACGCATTATCTCCACAAGTTCTTCACCACGCCGTTTTACTTGCCGATACCATTTACTATCAACCATTTCGTCTGCGGCTTTATCATACTTACCTTCGTTGACAGCCTTTAAAAATTTTTTAAATTGACTTAAACGATTTCGTCCAAGGTTAAACGCCATATTGACTAAGACACGTTGTGCGTCTGTAGCTTGCCCTGCAAAGTTTAAGACAAGAGCGCAGGCATCTGTGTATGCAACATCACAATCTTTATGAAAGACGTCAAGGATACGTTCATCAGTCACAGGTGTTCCTACAGGCCACGTATATTCCATATCATTTTCTGTAACAAGGTGACCAATACCAAATGTAGGTAGGTTTTCAGAGTCTAAGTAGATTTCTGTAACGTAACCTTCGTGACGAATAAGGTCTTCTTTAACGATTTCAATTAATTCATTCTTCGTTATCGACATCTACTACCTCTGCATCAATAATATCATCTTGACCTGTAATTATTGTGTCGCCACCAACACCTGTAATCGTGATACTAACACTGGATCTTCCCATATTATTCTTATCTTTTTCAAAATAGCTTACAGGTAGCATACGATCCATTAATAACTTCCATGCCGCCGCTTGATTCTTGTGCTCATCGTCTAATGCCGCGTTCATAATACTATCCAGTACCTTTTGAGATCTTGGACTAGCTAGTAATCTGGCTTTAAACTCATTAATTGCCGCCGCATCACCGGGAGGTCTACCACGTACTCCTCGATTGCCCGCTTTTTTAGCCTCAACAACTGATTTAGGAGGACGCCCTCTTTTTTTAGGTTGAGTATTCTCTGTCATATACAGTACTCTGTAGCTCGCAACAAACCCTGCAAGAGGTTCGTAAAAGAATAATTACTATTTGTGTTTCTCTTGCAGCTATTTAGTGCATATATTGTACCATACTTTTGAGCATTTGTCAAGTATTAATTTAATAATCAGTACAGTTTCCTTTCTTAGGCGGGTTTCCATAGGTATTCCTCCGCAGTGCGCGATTGATTTTTACTATTAATATCAATAACCTAATTAGTTTATACGCAAATGCAAATCATTCTTATTAACATTCTAATTTTACTGTTTTTTGTATCTAGGTAGGTACACTATATTACGCAAATACTACAGGGGTGTCCCCGCCCCTTCGGAGTTGGCACAGTACTTGCATGAAAAATTCTGGCATAGTTCTTGCTAGTCTTCAGAGTTGGCACGAAAATTGCGGAGTGTGAGTGTCTGAGTAGCACCTATTAGACC